TAGAACATAGCCATATATTCATCATAGCTTGGAGCACCCATGTCATTATCTTCCACTGCTAGACGTAGGTTATTACCCCATGTCATTAAGCTTGTAGCATCTGGTAACAATCTTGCTGGGGTATCACCTACCACAAATGCTGTTAGCGCACGATCATAGTTTAATGTAATCATTTCGCCAATTAGCTCTGAATATCCTGGTGTGGCAATCAAGTTAAACACTCTTGCTTCTTCACGAACATCTGTTGAACTATTAATTACAGCCTGTAATGCTGTGACTACTAACTTACGTTGTGCCTTACGACCAAATGATCCACTGCCATCATCTTGGTTGGCACTGGCTGTGACCCAACGATGTGGATAATATTCGCCCATGCTTTCGCCTCCACTTTCTTGTGGATCATATCGAATATTGTCATCATTGATGTTTACATAATTTTGCACAAAACGCTTGACGTTAAATCCGCTTCTACGTAGATTCCATAACAACATACCTTTTGGATATAGTGCAGGATCTGGAGCGTCGAAATCAACGTAATCACTCATCAATAACTCTTCAATACTGCCTGGCATGTCACTGGTCATTCCGCTAGTATTATAACGAGCATCGTGGAATAATACACCATCTTGTGAACTTTGATCTGTTGTATCAAGTTCTACCCAACGTGTGGCAATCGGTCCTGGTTTATTGATGTCAAATCTATAAATTTTTGGAAAGTTTTCTAAATCACTAGTATCAATCCATAAATCATGATCTGCTAAATCAGTAGTGCCATCGCTCTGTGTTAACGGCTTTGTAGCACTAACAATTGGCCCCATTGGATCTGTGCCTTCAAATACATTTCTATATCCGCTCCAAATCTCACCATTGTGTACCATGATATCAAGTTCGTCAATAACACTACTATACCATAGTGTACCAGTTTTTGTTAATGTGGAAGGACTTTCTTTTCCAGCTGTAAATCTTAGTGGCTCCCAAAGACTTACAAGATACTTTCCAGCGCCTAAATCTGTTATATTACTATTAACAGTTAAACCAAGAGCATCCAATAATCCTTCATCTGCATTTGATTCTTCAATAAAAAAATCGCCACCTAATGTATGACTAACAACTACTCTATTTTGTGCATCCACGCTAGCTTGAATATTTTTTAAATTAGAAGCATTGATGGCGCCAGCAATTATATCTGCATCATCACTATTATTCATAATGTCAAAATAAACGTCGGCGCTGGCTGTGGTTTTTCTACCTGCTAGACCTTCTCTAATAGTTAAAGAATGCTGACCTGTACTATTATGCCATCCTGTACCAAGTTTTTTACCAATAATGGTGTTTGCTCCTGCAACTGCTTTTCTATATAATTTGAATGCGTTGTCCATACCAGGATATTCAGTACCAGTTGTTTGACAGTATAAAGCACCTGCCGGGATACTTACTCCGCCGCCTGCTCTATCTAAATAGTAAATTGCTTCAAAACCATTGTTGTACATTGGGGCTGGAATTTTATCAAATGTTGCAGTAGCCTGATTGTATTTCTTTACAATAAGTTTAGCACCACCAGCTGGCTCTGTGGTCTTGATCCAAATACTACCTGTTCTTGCACCAAATCTCGCATCTGCTAAATCAGTGCTCTTAAAATCAGGCACTAAAGTATGTGGTTGAATCGCTAAACTAGGAGCAGGATAGGTGCCTGAAGTAATATTAAAAAACTCTACATCACAGGCATCTCCTGAAATGTTCATATATCCGCCATTGCCACGAGCCACATAAAAGCTCAAACGACTATTTTTTACAGTAACATAAATGCCATCATCGTTAAATTGTGTATTAAATCTACTAGCAAACCCCTCGGCAGTATCATCAGACAATGCCAAAGCTGGTTGTGAATTAATTACTATTTCTTTTGTAGCATTTTTAACGTAAGGTGCAGTAACAAGAACTGGCCAACTTAATGCCCAATCATTATTGCCTACTGCTACCCATGTTCCAGCGTCAATACTAGCTGCACTATTCCCCGGGCTCTTAAAATATAAAACATCTGGCGCAGCGTAATCAGAATCTAAATCACTCAAACTTACAACAGCATAATCGCCAATCGCACCAACTGATGCTTTTGGACGGAAATCACCTTCCGCATAATCAATAACTTTAGTAGGATCTGTAATAACTAATGGCTTTTTAGCCTGAAAAGTTTGGCCAATCTTAGAAGTTCTAGGTCCGTTATCCCATTGGAAAATGCCCCAATGACTATTGGCAGTGTCTAACCAATGTGTGCCATTTTTTGGCTCAGCTGTGGGAGCATCTGCTTTGGCATTTAATTCTTTAAGGTCAATGTCTGCTCTTACAATATATGCTCTATTACTTACACCCAATAAGCTGTATGCTGCCTGTAATCCATATTCGTTTTGCTCGCCTGCATGAATTGGGTTACTGTTAGCATCTGTCTTGAACAGAGGAACACCAAAGGTAGTTGCCAAATCTCTTTGGCTGGTAATTAAATATGCTTTACCTGCATTAGCTTTTAATGTGCCCGGGGCAATGCCAGTATTCGATGGATTTGCTTTGTCTTGCTCTGAAGCAACAATAATTAGTGGAACGGTACTTGGTGCGGCTGGTGCGTAAAAGCTTTCATCGATGACTGTTACGGCAACGCCTGGTGAGTTTAATTGTGCCATTGTGAGGTTTCTCCTAGATCTTGCTCAATGTATTTATAGCAAAATAGGAAAATCTTCCAGTTTGAACCTAGTAATTCACTAAGTTTTCGTCTATTTCCTCTAAAAATTCCTGTTGATTGACCAACAGTTCCACAGACTTATACAGCTCTTCAATGCCTTGATTGTTGTCTATGACAGCATCAAAATTAGTACCAATCCAACTCCACCCACTGGCATGGATGCCTGACCCCAGCATTTGTTTCTTTTGGGGATCGTTACCCTGATTAGCAGCTAAGGCCATGTCATACCAAGCAGGCAACGGGCCTCTTTTAACCCAAATAACTTTGCCCCCTGCATTTTTAATAGCAGATACTTCATTGACAAATCTACAATCACTAATTACTACATTGTCTGTAGTATTTTGAAGCTTATTTTCTAAACTGGCAATCCAAATATCATCGTGAAATCCCTTACGACAGACTTCAGTGCCCCAGTATTGTAATACCCATCTCGGAGTAAGATTAGGCATATTAAGTCTATTACTCCACCATGGGTCTACTCTCTCACGCCATTCTCGGCTTTGTTTGGTTCGACCTTCTAACATTTCTCGATCCCATCCAAACACCACTGATACTGCATCTTTTAACGAGTTAGCAAAACTATCTCTTTTGAATTCATGAAAATTTACCAAATAATCTGCTATAGTGTCCTTGCCGCTGCCAATCAAACCACAAATACCAAGTATCACAAAAATCTCCTTTTTGTAATAATATAGTAATTTAAAATATAAGTCAAATATAAATTAGCCAATAACAAAATAATACCCGCTGCCACCAGGTACAAACATTTCGATTTCTTTTTCTAATTTTTCCAATTCTTCTTTACCGGCTGATTTTAAATCGGCGCCGTTCAACCCACCGGCACCGCCTGGGCCCGCTATTTGACTAAATTTACTACGTGCTTCACCTAACATCAGCTTACAACCAGCTAAGGTATAATCTTTAAACCATTGCCCAGCATAGTTATCTTTAAGCAAATGATAATCAGGTCTATAATTATAACCCTTAATTAAAATTTGCTCACCTTCACTGTAGGGACGCTGAAGTATTCTTAATATATGAGTAGTGGGAATCCATTGGAATTCAATATAAGCACCAAACATACGACCTATTAATTTTTGATATCCAGCGAACATTTCATATGTAGCTATGCCGCCCAACATGGTGCTGTTCAACAAATATGTGTTTGTATAGGCCAAATTAAATGGTTCAAAATTTGTACCGCCGCTGCCACCTGCTGTTCTTGATCCTATAGTTCTACGAAAAACACTACGTACTTCTACAATATCATCAGGCAGTCTATAATCGTTAGTGTCAGCTTGTAATTCTAAAAAATAATAAGCTTCTTCAACAGCATTGGGACTACGCTGTCTAAACTTGGCCAATGCTCGATTTAATGCAGTTTCATAATGAATGGGATCTAATTCTACATCTACCATGCCATCACCTAACATAGCCCTGCAATAGGCATAAACTTTCTCTCTTTCTTCTACAGCAGTAGTTTCTAGCATAATGGTTCTCCCAGTATATTTAGCAGCTGATAAATATCATATGCCACGCTTATCACTTTATCGTTCAGAAAGAGGAAATGATTTTAAATTCATAGATCGTCAGATCAGTG